CTATGACTATAGAAAAGATAATAACTTCACAGAATTGCGTGATGCCGAATTGCTATCACAAAGATTACAAACACTTGGACAAATTGATCCATATGTTGGTCGTTACTACTCACAAGAGTGGGTAAAGAAAAATGTATTGCATTTGACTGATGATGAAGTAGAAGAAATGCAAAAGCAAATTGATTCAGAACCTGAAAAACAACAACTTGGTCCAGATGGTCAACCAATGCAACAAGATATGCAACAACCAGACCAAGCTACACCAGAACAATTTCCACCAGAAGATAATGTGACAGAAACAGGCTCAGAAGAATCTTCAACACCAGAATTAGACAGTGTTGTAAAGAGATTCGGAAGAGTTATAAATAGGTAATAAAGGAGTAATTATGGACACAAGACAATTTATAGATTTGCTTGGCGCTGGTGAAAGTGCCGAAGCTAAGAGTGCTTTAGAAGAATTGATTTCTGCAAAAGCATTTGAAGCATTAGACGCAAAGAAACAAGAAATTGGTTCAACACTATTTAATGGTAGAGAACAAGAAGTAGAAACGCAAGAAGAACAATGAAATCTTTACAAGAATTTAAAACTGTCGTTGAAGAAGAAAAGCAAGACTTTACAAAGTTTGATGCACTCGTTCGTGCAGGTTTGGCTAACAAAGCACAACTTCAAAGACTACACCAAATTCTTGGTAAAATGTCAGAGGAGAAGCCAAACTTTTCTCCAGCTGACCGTGCTATCATTCAAAACATGTTTACTAAAATGGTAGATATGATTACGAATAATCCACAGATGTATCGCACTGCACGTAAAGCAGTATCAGAAGGTTTGTTGGACACAGCAGATTTCAAACTTGATGTTACAGGTAGAAAAGTAAAAGCACACAGAGTTAAAGTTGGTGATGCTTTGAATACATTACCAGCAGATAACATTAAAGAAGAAATAGAAATGATTGGTGAGGATCTTCGGAATGAGCCTCCATTTGTATTGCTTCTAAAAAGAACAGCGGTGCGTTTGTATCCTGGTAATGTTAGAGTTGCAACATACCATAATCAAAAGTTGAATAGAGATTTTGCTATTCCATTTTCAATAACCGGCACTGGTGATATTCAGTCCGAAGAAGTTAGCAATGATGAATTCAAAGACCAAATTAAAAAAGCACAAGATAAGTCTACTGGTAAAATAAAAGTTAATGTAGCTAAAGCAGCCGTTCAAGCGGTATCAATTGAAGAAGCGGTTATGGATACTCTACATAAGATTGTTGCTGGTAATTCAGCGCAGTCTGTAAAGTTTGCAACTGGCGAAACACGTAAAGTTGACCACTTTACAGCATCAGCTTTGACACAAGTACATAAAGCATTGAATGACGAAAACAAAAAGAAGTTTGCTGATATGGTACATAAGTCACCTGCACATTTTTCTAAAGCATCAGACTTTGCGTTCAGTAAAGCTAAATGAAATTAATTGATTTAATTTTTGAAGGTAAACTTGTAGAAGCGAAAGAAGAACTTTTTACTCGCTTGAATGAAGTTGCTTCTAAAAGATTAGAAGAAATAAAGCGTACCGTTGCAGCCGATATATATGAAGAAGTTGAAGTAATTGATGAAGCAAACATTCAACGTATGGGTAGAATTCAAAAGATTCGCCGTAGAATTAGACGCAACGCAAAGGGTAGAATTATTGTTCAACGCAATGTAAGGCGTTCAGCGATTAAGGGTTTTAGAATTTCTGGTAATACTGTTAAAAGAATTCCTGCAATGGCAAGAATCCAGAAATCAAGAAAGTTAAAGAGATATTGGAAAACTAAAGGTAGAGCAAAGTTGAATAGAACATTACTGAAAAGAAAAATGTCTTTGCGCCGCCGCACTTCAATGGGAATAAAATAAAATGGCATTCGAAATAGTAAACGTAGCCCGTTCAAAATCAACAATTCGTATCGTTGGTGCAAGTGCCAACGTTCGTATTAATTTGAACCAGCTTTCAACAAATACACAAAATGAGATTATCTCATCTGCGACTATCAATCAATTCCACTGGTCAACATCTGGTGTGATTGAAGTATATCGTGGTAATGATGCAACTGGAACATTAGTGCTTCAAGCATTCGGTGAAGGATCATTACCACTTTCTATTTTTGATATTTCTGTGGCAAACACATCTACTGCAAATATTTACTTTGTTAATACAGGTGCTGGCACAGCATTCATCGGACTAACAAAGTCTGCAACATATATCAGAGAACCAGATACAGGATTCCTAGTATGAAACTAATTACAGAAACAATTGAAGACGTTCAGTATATTACTGAAGTAAAAGAAAACGGAAAGAAAAATCTTTATATTGAAGGTGTCTTTCTAGTTGGAGAACAAGCTAACAAGAATCGTAGAATGTATAAGATGGATACACTACGAGAAGAAGTTGGTAGATATAATCAAGAGTACATTATGACAAATCGTGCTTTGGGAGAATTAGGTCATCCAGATACACCAACATTAAACTTGGAACGTGTATCACATAAAATCATTTCTCTTAAAGAAAACGGTAATGTTTTTATTGGTAAAGCACAAATTCTTGAGACACCATACGGCAACATTGTAAAGAACTTTATTGATTCTGGTGTTAGTCTAGGTGTTTCCTCAAGAGGCATGGGTTCTTTGATTCCTGGTGAAGACGGAATTAACATTGTTGGTGGTGATTTTCGTTTGGCTACGGCCGCAGATATTGTTGCTGATCCTTCAGCACCAGGTGCATTCGTAAACGGCATTATGGAAAACAAAGAATGGTTATTTGTTGAAGGACGTTTTGTTGAAATCGATATTGACAGAACGAAACAAGCAATTCAAAGAGCCCCAAGAAAAGATGTTGAAAAAGTGGCTATTCGCCTCTTTGAAAATTTTCTATCAAAACTTTAATTATTATAAATAAATATACACAAAAGGAGATTCCTAATGGCTACAAATAAACTTTTTGAGGCGGCTGCTGAGATTCTTGCATCAGGCAAGGGTAAGAATGCTATGCCTCCAGAAAAGCTACCTGGCGAACAAGTTGATGCTGGCGGTCCAACCCCAATGAATGCCAAGCAAGATGATGACTCGCACAAAATTACGCCCGCTACAAAGAGTGCAACAGCACCGGCGACTAAACCTTCTGCGGCTTCTGCTAAACAAGAAGAAGTAGAAGTTGAGGGCGAAGTTGTTTCAGAAGAACAAATTGAAGAAGTTGAATTAAATCTTTCCGAAGATATCAACGCTTTGTTTGCTGATGACAACACAATCTCAGAAGAATTCAAACAAAAAGTTACCACAATTTTTGAAGCCCGTGTCCTTGACCGTGTTAAACAAATTGAGGAAGAAACTGAATCTCGCTACGCATCTATGCTAGAAGAAGCAGTTGAAGCAGTTAAAGAAGACTTGACCGAAAAAGTAAATGACTATATTGCTTATGTGGTTGAGCAGTGGATGGCAGACAATGAAATCGCAATTGAAAAAGGCATTCGTGCTGAATTGACAGAAGATTTCATCTCTGGTCTCCGTAACCTATTCGCAGAACACTACATTGATGTTCCTGCAGAGAAAGTTGACCTCGTTGACGAAATGGCTACCAAGATTGATGAATTGGAAGGCAAGTTAAACGAGGAAGTTGAGCGTTCAGTACAATATCGTAAAGAATTGGTTGAAGCTCACAAAGTAGAAGTTACCCGTGAAGTATGTGAAGGTTTGACCGACACTCAAGTTGAAAAAATTAAAACACTTGCAGAGAGTGTAGAGTTCTCCACAGAGGAAGAATACAAACAAAAACTTGAGACAATTCGTGAGAATTATTTCCCTTCTGGTGTAAAGAAGGCCGATGGAGCCCAACTTCACGAACAAATGAATGAAGATGTTGAAGACAAGAAACCACAAGTTTCTAGCGATGCATTCGTTAATTCCATTGTTCAATCGATTTCAAAAACAAACAGATTTTAATTTAAACCCAAGGAGACTCTAAATGTATCTTTCCGAAGACCTACAAAAAAAATGGGCGCCTGTTCTAGAACACGCTGACCTACCAAAAATTTCTGATCCATACAAACGTGCTGTTACAGCATTGGTACTTGAGAACCAAGTACAAGCTATGGCTAAAGAAAATGGCTATCTACATGAAGCCGCTCCAACAAACTCATCTGGTACAGGTGGTTTCGGTAGTGGTGCTACAGCTACTGGTGCTGTTGCTGGTTTCGATCCAATCCTTATCAGCTTGGTTCGCCGTTCATTGCCTAACCTAATTGCTTATGATATCTGCGGTGTTCAGCCTATGACTGGACCAACAGGTATGATTTTCGCAATGCGTTCAATCTACGGTACCAACACTCAGCCATCAGGTACAAATGAAGCCTTCTACAACGAAGCTAATACAAACTTCTCGGCTGCTGGTGCTTCTCTTGCACAACAAACTCTTGCAATGAAGTCTGCTACATCTGACCGTCCATTCGGCGTGTTTGATGCTAACACTTCTACAGGTTTGTCTACAGCTTCTGGTGAAGGTGATGCTCTACAAGAAATGGGCTTCTCAATTGAGAAAGTTACCGTTACTGCTAAGACCCGTCAATTGAAAGCAGAATACTCAATGGAATTGGCACAAGACTTGAAAGCAGTTCATGGTCTTGACGCTGAAACCGAATTGAGCAACATTCTTTCTTCTGAGATTCTTGCTGAAATCAACCGTGAAGTTCTACGTACAATCTATACAGTTGCTAAAGTCGGCTGTAAAGTTGGTACAACCACAGTTGGTACTTTTGACCTTGACACAGACTCTAACGGTCGTTGGATGGTTGAAAAAGTTAAAGGCTTGGCATTCCAATTGGAACGTGAAGCTAACACCATTGCTAAGACAACCCGTCGTGGTAAAGGTAACGTGATGATTTGTTCTTCTGATGTAGCTTCTGCTCTTGCAATGGCTGGCATTCTAGACTATTCATCAGCACTACAAGGTCAAGTTAGCCTAACAGTTGATGACACCGGTAACACCTTTGCTGGTACATTGTTCGGTCGTATCAAAGTGTACATTGATCCATATTTCGGCGCTAACTCTACTTCTGAGTTCGCAGTTATGGGCTTTAAAGGTTCTAACGCTTATGATGCTGGTTTGTTCTATTGCCCATACGTTCCTCTACAAATGGTTCGTGCGGTTGATACTACAACCTTCCAGCCAAAAATTGGCTTCAAGACCCGTTACGGTCTAGTTGCTAATCCATTTGCTGAAGGTGCGACTCAAGGTCAAGGTGCTTTGACACAGACAAGCAACTTGTACTACCGTGCATTCAAGATTACGAACATTATGTAATCTAAGCCTCCATTAAGAGGGGTACTTTAAAGGGGAACAGAAATGTTCCCCTTTTTTCGTTTATAAATATACATATGGCAACTACACCAACATCAAGCACTCCACTAAATCAGAATTTTTTACACCCAAATAAGTTTCAATTAACTTTCTCACGGGTGCCAAACATTCAGTATTTCTGTCAAGCAGTATCAGTACCTGGTATCTCTATGGGAGAAGTACCAGTGTCTACACCATTCGTAGAGAAATATTCTCCTGGTGAAAAAGCAATCTATGATTTGCTTAACGTTACATTTGCTATTGATGAAGAAATGCGTTCATGGATTGAGATACACGATTGGATTCGTGCTATGACATTCCCAGAAGACTTTGAACAATATCGTGAATTGCCTAGACTATCTAAAAATTTTGGTAATCCAAAGACGCCACAATTCTCTGATGCAACACTTACCATATACTCATCTGCATTTACACCACTATACAGATTTAAGTTTGTAGATGTATTTCCAACGTCACTAGCATCTTTCATGTTAGCATCACAAGATACACCAGAAAATATTCTAACATCTGATGCATCTTTCAGATATACCTACTACACTATTGACAAAATGTTTTAATTGATGTATACTCCTACAAGGAGGAATTGTAATGACTAAACTTGAAGAATTAATGAATGAGTGGAATAAAGATTCCAAAATTGACAGAACAGAGCCTGGTAAAGCACTAATTGATATACCACAGCTTCACAGCAAGTATCTGAACATTCTATCACACCATAAGTTGCTTTGTAAAGATGCTGACTTCAAATATTCCCGGATGAAGAAAATTAAATGGGAATACTATACAGGTAAGATGGGCGATGATGATTTGAGAAAGTATGGTTGGGCACCATTTCCATTCACTATCAAGTCTGAAATTACCACATACATGGAAGCAGATGAAGACTTGAATAAATTTATTGCATCTAGAATGATGCATGAAGAAATCGTCAGTTGCTGTGAGTTGATTTTGAAAGAACTACATAGTAGAACATTTCAACTTAAATCATTTATTGATTGGGAACGGTTCGTACAGGGTGTCTGATTTAATTATTAGTAAGGTCAATGAGGCTTATATAAAACTAGAGTGTGAAAAAAGCCTCGCTCAAGAAATATCTGACCATTTCACATTTCATGTTCCTGGATATCAATTTACACCAGCATACAAGAATAGGTTATGGGATGGAAAGATACGTCTTCTTGATTTAAGAACTTACTCTATGTACTATGGTTTGATACCATACATACAAAAGTTTTGTGATGATAGAAACTACAAAGTATTTTATTATCCAGAAGTCAACTTAACAAACAACTTCTCAGTTAAAGAAGCTGAACAGTTTATCTCAACACTAAACTTACCTATTGTACCAAGAGATTATCAACTATCTTCTTTTGTTCATGCAATAAGAAACAAACGCTCACTACTACTTTCGCCTACCGCGTCAGGTAAATCACTTATTCTTTATTTGATTCTACGCAAGATTCAAGATGAAGACCTTAAGAAAGGTTTGTTGATTGTGCCAACAACATCTTTGGTAGAACAGATGTACTCAGACTTCAAATCATACGGATATGATTCTGAAACAAACTGCCACAAACAATACGCAGGTAAAGATAAAAACACAGATAAGTTTTTAACTATTACTACCTGGCAATCTATCTACAATCGTGAGCCAGAATACTTTGAACAATTTGATTTTGTTCTTGGTGATGAAGCGCATCAATTTAAAGCTAAATCATTGGCTACAATTATGAGTGGTCTTACAGAAACAAAGTACCGCATAGGTTGTACTGGTACTCTTGATGGCACACAAACACATAAACTTGTTCTTGAGGGTTTGTTTGGTGCTGTGTTGAAAGTAATAACTACCAAAGAATTGATTGACAATAAACAACTAGCAGACTTTAAAATAAAATGTCTAATACTCAAACATCCAGAAGAAG